GTGGTCCGCGCCGTGATCCGCGTCGTCAACGTGGAAGCCAACGTGTGGACGTTGCCGGAAGCCGCCGACAACGCGCTCGCTGTTTCCGAAGCCAACTTGATCAGCGAGTTCGCCGCATCCCGACGCCTTGGCTGGGACTTCGCTGGCGACTTCGCGCTGGCCGCTCTGCGCACTAAGGGCATCAAGCGCGTGCAAATGGTCACGCCTGCTGCCGATGCCTATGTGGCCGCTGCACCGAATGAGGCTATCGCGCTCGGCACCATCAAGCTCAACCCGATGGGCCGCGCCTATTAATGACGAACCTTGTTGACATCGTTCCCCGCAACCAAACGCCGCTCGGCCGTGCCGCCGTGCAGACGGTGGACTCGCGCGAGCGTTACAAGGCGTTGGTGCAGTCGATCATCGACGTGCGCTACCTCGACATCATTCCCGATGACATCCTGCCGTGGTTGCTGCGCCATTGGGGCCTTGAGGATGCGGCTACGTTCATGCCGGATCACCAGCGGCTCTACAAGGAAGGCAAGGCATGGCAGACCTTCCGTGGGCGACTGAAGGCATATGAGATCGTCTTCGATTGGTTGCGTCTCGACGGCGAGTATGAACCCGGCACGCGCGGCGACGTGCGCTGGGGGCTGTTCCAAGTTGGTCTCGATGCCGAGCCCGACATGGAAACGCTCCGCAACCTGATTGGCCTCGTCAACCTCTCCAAGCGTGCATCGAGCATGCTGGGACGCATCTATGGCGGCTATGACATCCGCCCCGTGCGCTTCGATATGACGCGTTGGGATGACGCGCTGCTCGACGATTGGTCTGGCGTCTATCTGCCCGGCATCGAGCCGAAGCTTTCGTTCGGAAGCCTTTACGGTGAAGAACTGGCCTTTGGCATTGAAGTGTCCGGCGGCGGCATCGGCCTGACCTCTGGCGTCGCGCGATTTGAAGAAGGCTTCGTCTTCGACCGTTCGAAGTTCGATGGTGAAGTGGTCGAGCCTTCCGTCGTTTCGATTCAGGCGTCCTTCTCCGGTGAAACGCTCGGCTTCGCGAAGGACGTTCTTATGCCGTGGCCGAACGCGCCACATCCGAACGTCCCCTATCTCAACTTTGAACCCTTCACCATTTACGGAGGCCACGATGGCACTTCTGGTTAACAGCGGTCGTTTCGGCCTCGCTGACGCGCTCAAGTCTCGCACGATGTTCTTCGCTTGGGGCACCGGCGACTCGTGGTGGGGCGCTACGGACGTGTCCAACAAGACGTTCTCCGGTTCGCCCGAACGCTTCGCGCTTGATCACGCGCCGGTGCAATCGCTTGTCGTGAAGAGCGCCGGTAGCGCGCAGACCTTCGCGACGCCCGCCGATTACACGTTCGATTCGAACAGTGGCGTCGTTACGCGCGTCAATGGCGGCGCTATTGCGCCGGGCGAGACCGTTCAGGCGCAGGCCGTCTTTGGGACGCCGCAAATCACTGCCGACGCCACTGCGCTTGTGAATGAAGTCGGTCGCCGCGTGGCATCGTCTGTCGAGTTCGTGAAGCCCGATGAAAACGGCAACCTCTATACGCCGGGCGGTCAGCGTTGGTCCGTTTCGGTCATCCCGACGCGCTACCTCTACGTCTCCGTTCTCTTCGACTTCCTCGAAGCCGCCAATGAAACGATCCGTGAAGTCGGCATCTTCGTCGGCACCGTGCGAGCCGAAGGGGTGCCTGAAGGGCAACTGTACTTGACTCCCGAAGAGGTCGCAGAACCGGGATACTTGCTCTTGCTCGACCGCATGGGCGGTGTCGCACGCACTCCGAGTAAGCGCGAAGGCTTCTCTTACGTTCTGGTGGTATAATGACCGACGCTCGCAATTCTCTTCCGGCCTACATCAACACGTTCGACCGCGCAAAGGGCTATCAGTTCCTTGCGGCTCATTATGACCGCTTCCATACGAGCAATGAGTTCAACGTCATCCAGGACATCAACGCAGATCGCCTCAAGCAGATCGCGGATGTGTTCTGGCGGGACGGCGCTCTCACGGTCGGCGGCGCGATTGTGCTCGGCCCGATCACCGGCGGCACTGTCGAGGCACAGTTGGCGTTTGCGAAGGTCTATGCGCGCGGCGTCAACCATGACGTTGAAGCTCGCAACCTCGTTATTTCGGCAGTTGGCACCGTCGTCATTGGCGTGCGACTGAAGACGTGGACCGTCACTTCCGACGAAGACCCGTCGCTCAAGGGTCTTGCCCCCGGCACGCGTGCGCAGGGTGAGCCCGGCGCGTCTGCTATGGCTATGCGCATGCGCTGGGGCTTCGATGGCGACGGCGAGGAAGGCGACTTCTTCCCGATCTATACCATCAAGGACGGCACTATCGACACGCCGAACGAGCCCGGCATCGACGACGCGTGGGGTCATCTGCTCGCGAAGTACGACCGCGAAGCTCACGGCGGCTATGTCGTCGAGGGCTTCAAGGTGCAGGCCCTTGGACCGGACGAAGCCAACAAGCAAGTCTTCACGGTTTCCGAAGGCACGATCAACGTCTACGGCTACAAGCGAACCCGGCCTGCATCCGCCCGCCTTCGCATCGACGAAGAACCGGAACTCATGCTGATCGATGACGAGCCGCACGCCGTCAACTCCGGCTTGCAGACGATCAAGACCAACTTCGGACCGATTTCCTCTATCACTGAAGTCACGATCATCGCTGAGAAGACCGTGACCTTGACGCACGGCACTTATACGGGCGTGTCCGACGCTCTGCCCGATCCGTCCGTGCTGTCGATCCGCGAAGTCAAGCAGGGCGCGACGGTCTACACCCCGACTGCCGACTACAAGCTGTCCGGCGCGACCGTCGATTGGTCGCCGACTGGCAACGAGATGGCACCGGGCTCGACCTATCAGGTAACGTACCGCTATCTGACGAATGCGGTTCCGACGAACATCCAGCGTGACACGTTCCAGATCACGGGTGCTGCCGACGACACGAACGTCTTCGTGAAGTACATCGTGAAGCTGCCGCGCTATGACGCCATCGTGGTCGATCAGACCGGCTCCATCTCCTACCTGAAGGGCATCTCTTCGCTGTACGCCCCGCAGACCGTTGTTGTGCCGTCCACGCTGCACAAGCTGGCGGATGTCTACAACAATTGGGGCATCCTTCCGACCGTTCGTCAGGTTGCGACCGTTCGCATGCCGATGGCTGATTTGCGCTCGCTCGAAAGCATGGTCACGGACCTGTTCGCACTCGTTGCCGAAGAGCGCCTTCAGCGCGACGTTGACCGCAAGGAAGTCTCTTCCAAGCGCGGCGTCTTCGTTGACCCGCTGCTCGACGACGACATGCGAGATCAGGGCATCGCGCAGACTGGCGCGATCTTCAGCGGAATGCTCTGGCTTCCGATTGTCCCGACCGTCTACACGCTGGCGCTGCCTGCAACCTCGCTCAACTACACGGCCGAGAACGTCTTCGAGCAAAAGCAGATCACGGGCGAAACCAAGATCAACCCCTATGCGGTGTTCGGACCGCCTGCGACCGATGTCACGCTCGATCCGCCGGTTGATCTGTGGACCGACACGCAGGATTTGTGGACCTCGATCAACACGTCGCGTGTGGTGCAACAGTTTTTTGGAACGCATGTCTTCGGTCAGTTGATGGGCTCCAATCAGGAGACCTTCGACCGCGTGGTGTCTTCGAACACCGTCAAGCAGGAGTTCATCCGCACGCGCAGCGTTGGCTTCACTATTCACAAGTGGGGCTACAACGAAGTCCTGAAGACGGTGAAGTTCGACGACATCGACGTTACGCCGGTCGCACAAGTTCGCGCCGACGCTAACGGCACCGTCACGGCCTCGTTCCAGATTCCGGCAAGCGTCCCCGTGGGCGTGAAGCACGTTGCATTCGAAGGCATGGGCGGTTCGCAGGCGAACGCGCTCTATACCGCTTATGGATGGACTACCACCATCCTGAACGAGCGCAGCGTCGTCACGACCTACTGGTACGAGTCTGACCCGGTTGCGCAGACCTATCGCCTGCCCGAGCCCCGTCAGGCGCTCGGCGTTGA